AGTGGCATTAGTTCTCTTTATACAAAATATGATATACTGCCAATGAAATTTAAAGTACCTCCTGTTGGTGTATCAGAGGCTTGAACGGCTGATGAGGCGACTCCACTACCACTTGCTAAAAATTGAATACTAGTGTATCCCGCTGATATGCGTAGGGTTACGTTGGTATAGCTAGCTTTGGTAATACCCGCCCACAATGTATTGCCCGTAAAAAATTGGCCGTTATAGTTTAACGAAGCATAAGGTAAACCAATTATACTTAACGCCCCACTTGCTGTTGAAAAAGTAGTTACAGCAGAAATTCTAAAATTTACCGTAATCAACCTACCTATTTTCAAACAATTGCCTGATTGTACTGAGTACGCAAAAGTAGAGTCACCCGGAACAGCATACGCGAAATAAGGTGTCCAAGTAATAAAAGGTGCTGGTTCAAAGCCATTAAACATTAGTAAGCTCCCCCAAACAAAGTAACCTGAAGGGCAGTTGTAGAAGCCGTGGTTGTAACTGTTGTCGCCACATAGATTGAATACCCTGTTGGAATTACGAAGTTTGCGTAGAATTTCTCTGACGAGAAAGCAACTGCCGTTGTCGATGGAGTAAGCGCCGTCACAGCAATTTCGTCAATCACCCATGCAGTAGTGCCATCATTTAACCAAATGAGCACTGTTTGAGCTACTGTAGCAGCCGTTATAGAGGATGAACAGGCATTGACATGAATCTTATCAATTCGTGCCATATATGAGCCTACCGATGCCGAAGGTAACAAAGAGAAGATGTTTGCAGCGGCTAATCCCGCAACAGCCGTAGGTGCTCTTGTAGAACAGGCCGTAACAGCCGCCAAAGTAACGCTCGGGGCCAAAGCGGTTGTAGGAAATGGGGGAGCAGTATTTATAGCCATTTAGAAACCTCCAAAGAATTGATATGTTAAAATAGCAGCAGAAGCTGCAGGGGGATTATCACCAGTATTTGTGCCAGAGACAGAACTAGCACCCGCACCAAGAGTCAGTACGGATGTATTTGCCGCATTTCCTTTTAACTCAACTGTTCCCGTATCAACGGTAAGAGCAGTTGTTAAGGTTGCATTTGTAACACTTGCCGCATTTCCACCTATAGAGAGATTTGCTACCGGAGTAGTTGAGGTGACAACTAGGGGTGCCGTTCCTGTTCCTATTGTAGATGTTAATTGTGTTGCAGTAAAAGTTCCAGGTATACTTGTTCCAGCCGTACCTGAAGTTGATCCTTGAGCAGGGAATGGGTGGAAATCCCAAGCACCATTGGTTGTGGAATTATCCTCCACAAAGACTCTCATAAGTCCACCGGGAGGGACAGTACATAGTAAGGTAGTACCATCATTCAAATAGATACTAACTATTCCTGTACTATCATTATCAAATATATAAGTAGAACCATTTATTAAGTATGTGCTATCAGGTAAATTATAGTTAATTGTGCTAGTTCCTGTGGCCCGTTGCTGTCCCGCACTTCCGTATGTCATTACAACAGTCTGACCAGAGGTTGCTAATTGTGTTGTTGCCAAGAACATATTTGTAAAAGCAGAGGAGCCATTAACATCTCTACTTGCGATAGACGATGCAGATGCAACAGAAGAATACACCATAGATGCCAGATTTTTAGAAGCATCTGTGACTACTGCATAAGAAGCAGTAAGCCCCTGATCATTGATATTCCCTGCATAAATATTTCCAGCAACACCTAACCCCCCTGCTACTGTAAGAGCACCTGTTGCTGTTGTTGTAGATGCTGTTGATGTTGTTATAACCACTGCCCCTGTGGTTGTATCAGCAGCATTTGCTCTAAGTGTAAGATTCTGAGTAGTTAAAGTTCCCCCTGTTACTGTTTGGCCTCCTGCAAGACCCGGAGAACCTACAACATAATCTGAACCTGCTGTAGCTGCAATTATTGCTGTACCATTACCTTTTAATATACCCGTAACTCCAGTAGTATCTTTTGGAGAAGTCATCATAGCATGTTTATGATCACGCCTTGCCGCTACTGTAGCTATTCCTGCTGCCGCAGCATCAGAAAAGGCTTGGGTTGTCGGTGCGGTAGCATCAAAGACAAGAATAGTATCATCATCTCTAATAAAGTTTGCGGAAGAACCGGGTGTATTTGTTGTCCCAAGTGTTAAAGCTGGAGTGCCTCCTGAAGCACCCCCAGCACCGCTTGCCGCTGCCGTAACTCGTCCCTTAGCATCAACTGTAATGTTAGCACTTGTGTAACTACCAGTAGGAGGAGATCCAAGTGCGGCCAGAGTCGGGTTAGGGTACGTTCCGGTTAAATCACCACCGGCATTACCACTAGGTTGATCCGGTGCTCCTGTTGGATTAGCATTATTAGTGAATGTCTCAATTTCAATAATCATGTAAGTACCGGTAGGAACAGTACCATCCGTATTAATCCATATTACACGTCCCGTTGTGTCATTCCACGGATAAGAAGTGCCGACATTTGTATATGCGCCATTCGGCACAGTCAATTCATCAAGAGTGCCAGCCGCAGGGATATAGTCTGTTGCACCTATATGAACAGTGTATCCACCGGGGAATAGTGCAGTATCTCCTAACCCCGTTTTACTGCTAATAAACATTTTAAAAGATTTATAAAGACCTTCTGGTAAAACAAAGGTGGCTCCGCTCATATTAGGAGTAATAGGAATAGTCCTTCTGAAAGTTACAAGATCATTTAATTGGACTCCTTTATAATTAATGTATCCATAATGATTTTTTAAGGGGAAAAATTCATGTGTGCCTGTTAGTGTAAAGTTTTCTGTCCGATAATCTGTTGATTGTCCTGAATCATACAAAGTAAAAACATTAGTCAACCCTGCGGGCATATAAATAACAAAATCACGAAGCGTCACATTTTCGGCATTCCCCTCTACAGCTATTACCGGACCGGGAGTTTTACTTATTGGAACGTTGATAATAACATTTTCCAGGATAGCTCCACGCACTTGATTTTCTAAATAAATACTTGTACCAGAAACATCAGTAAAGGTTGCATTATTTAGTCTAAAGTTTCTAACTCCATAAATATCTATTCCCTGATTTGCCTTTACTGTTAAGTTAGTAACAGACATATTTTCTGATTCTGCAAAAGCACCTCCATTTTCTCCAACAATATATATATTATCTACTGTTGTATTACGTTGTCTCAATAAAAATAAAGCCCCGTCTGCACCAACTCCAGTAGTTTGTAATAAATTAAGATTAGATATAGACATGCCCTTAATATCAGTTGTAAATTTTACCATACGATGAGTAAGGGGAGATATTCCCGGATAAGTATTAACAAATGTTCCTGAAACAAACTCGTCTACTCCTACATCAACAGTTACAGTAGTACCGGTAATATTTGTTATTGTACGCCACAATCTAATAAAATGTTGTGCTGCATCGTATGGGTCTTGCCCAAGGAATAAGACTACTGTATCTCCTTGAGATAATCCAACCACACTATTAACTACAAAACTTGTCTGATCAACTGATAAATCACCTGAAAAAGTAGCAACTGTTCCCGGATAACCGGGATGAGGTGTACCGTTAGGCGTACCATTCCCTAAATATAATAAAGATACGTTTCCTGCAACCCCCGTTTGTGATAAGGTTGAACTATTCCCTTCAATGACAAAGGCTTTATTTTCTACTACCCCACCCACTGGAGTAGAGTAAGATACGGGAACAAACTCTAAAAATGCACCGTTGGAAGCTGCATCCAAAATAGCTTGGAATGTAGTTTGATCTACAGGATTTATTAATCCAACATAATCAATCCCGGCAGAGGCTTGGCTTACATGAGAGCCGTCGCCTTTTAATATACCTGTTATATTTGTGGAGGTAGAAGTTGAAACTAAGTTTGGACCGTCAGCGCCATTCGTGCCATTCGTGCCGGGAGCACCAGGAGCACCAGGAGCACCAGGAGCACCAGGAGCACCAGGAGCACCAGGAGCACCAGGAGCACCAGGAGAATTGCCTACAATGACAATAATTGGCAAATCAGGAGCAGGGACCGCGACAATAACGGAAGTGTCAGGTTGTGGAATCACCACAATCTCATTTTCTGCTATCGTCTCAACTATTGTAGTTTCTTCAAAATCGCTCAATGTGTGGCACTCGGATCAATAGAGACTTTACCTTCTAACATTCTTGTGACCAATGAAGATTGAGTTACGTTCAAGTCCCAAACATACTGACTTGCCTGTGAACAAACGTCTTTACCGGCAGGAATAGCAGCAGTTTGGACATGAGTCAACGAGAGTGCTATGGAACCATCCGTAGGAGTACCGGAAAAAGCAACCGTGATTGTAACTGTAGGGCTTACGTCACTGTACTGTTGCCGGATCATGGAAGCACCTGTAGCCGCCGTGAAGTCCATAGCCTTCACTACCATTACAGTTTGTCCAGAAATAGACGGAGAAGCCGTTTCCGTGGTCAAGGTGTCGCCATCACAGGTTATCACCTTGGCCGTGACATTGGTTATCAAGTGGGAGCCGTTATTAACCTGATTCTGAAACCCGGCACAAACAAGATAATTACTGGTTACAAGACCATCAGTCAGCCAAGAACCACCATCATTGCGAGTAAAAGTTTTTGCCACTCCATCAACAACAACAGTATAAGGAGATGAGGGCAGGAGTGCCAAACCCACGGCGGTATTGCCAAAATAGAATGTTTGGCCCCAATTCGCGCCCTGATCTATGATAAAATCATATCTTCCCGGTTTCAATGTAGCCTCCGTTGTGACTTCTTGAATTGAAGCTCGATGTTCTGGATTGTGAGATGAGAACCTTGCACATTCTCAACTAGATATTGGTAATGACTTCCCCTGAACCCAATAGGAAGTTTTGCCCGTCTTGTTTGAAGTTTTGTTTCATGCGGAGCCGGGATGTCGTAAGGGCCATCCATTTCATCATTATCAATGGAAACTGAAACTTGTGCTTCACCGTCTCCTGAATAATTCAGATAGAGTCGAGGAGTGGTTTTGATATTGTCAATCCCGAAGTCATAATCTCCAAGAAGAATTGAAGTATCAATTTCCGTTCCGTTATCGTCAGGGCCATTCAAGACATAAAGCCCCGTAGCCGGATCACATCCAATAGGCACCCCGTTAAAGATAGCCACCGATTCAAAGTTATAATTCTCGTAAAAAGATACCAGTTTATTTTTCAGATTCATGACCGTGACGGTAAACTGAGTCGTTCCCGGCATCCCTAATACAATAAACGCTGTACGGGGATTAGTCGAGGCAGAAAGCGCCATGTCCGGAATTTGACCGGCAAGTATCCCAAAGGCTGTCCGGGGATTAGTGGAAGCCAGTAAAATCGCAGTCTGCCCTAATGTGGCTGAGAAGGATCGCGGATTTGTCGAGGAATTGAGCGTTAATGCCAGCCCAACGTACATATTCGCCGAGAAAGAGCGCGGATTTGTCGAGGCGTTTACAGTTAGATACTGATTTAAGAGAATGCTGGCAACTCTCGGGTTTGTAACAGCCGAAAGAGTAAGTAAATTACCATTAAAAAGTAAGGCAGAAAAAGAGCGCGGGTTTGTAGTTGCCGCCAACTGAGTGGCATTGATGCTGATCGACGCAACTCTAGGGTTTGTGCTGGATGATAAATACATGCCGCGCCTTATTCACTTAGTTGGCGATAGTGATACCTTCTGTATTGACGATAGTCGGAGCGCCTTGGGTTGTCGTCAGGATCGAACTGATTATATCCGTTCCAGAAGTCCCTACGGTGAATTGAATCCGGCGATAAGTGGAGTTTGCACCCTGATTATCCGCAGAATCCAGTCTGAGCCTTGCATAACCGATTGTCCCTGTTGCCAGAGCAGATGAAGTTTCCCACGTTCCAGGGCCACCTGTTACCACTGCGCCGACATTGGCGGTTACAACCGGAGGGAACAGCCAAGGGAGGCCGTTGACAGCCGCCACGCCAGCAGTTGAAGCAGCGCCAGCACTCGCCACAGTTGCCGTCAGGGTTGTCGCTGTTGCCGCGCATATCATGTTGTTAAACGAAGTCCCGGATCCGTGGGGAGCGGTAAGATAAATAACCGCACCAATAGAAGTCGCCACAATGCCGAGGAAATTATGAGCAGCATTGATAGCCGCAGCCGCCAGAGCCGCAGTATTCGTGAAGCTCACAGCGTATGTCACAGCGGAGGGGAGCAGCGGTACAAGGCCAAGGGTAACAGTGTTCAACGTCCCGGAAGTAGTACCCGAGAGAGTGATAGACCATTGCGCCTGAGTCTCGAAAGTTGGCGCACCACCGGCATTAGAGAGCGTCGCTAGAAGCGTACCCGTTGCTGCAAGGTTTGCAGTCGCCGGAGCTGCACCACTCCAAAGGTCGAGCACTCCACCTTGAAGATTACCCCAATAATCGCTGTTTTGGGTTATTGCCAATGAAAATCCGTCGCTCTGTAACATGATTGTCTCTCCTTTATGTCCAAGATATGTACTGGTTAAAATCTCCTGATTTTCTTATAATAGCAGCCCCACGATGACCATCAGCAAAGGCTATTTTATTCAAAGTAAGATTCTGCACTTGTCCGTTGTCTGCACCCAAACAAATTCCATCCGTGGTTGTGAACATGCCTATTTTACCCGTACCACCAGCAATGTTGCCATCAAAAGCAATTCCCGTTCCGGCAACCACCGTACTATCATAACCACTCCCAGGAGGAATAGTCATTTCTTCCGGCTCTCTGCCAGCCAGCCAGTAGACTTTATCCGCACCAACATAAATCCCGTTGTCAAGGGGAAGTACCATCGTAATCAATTTATTGAACACGAAAGGATCATCCCGTACATCAGACTGTTCGATATTGTCAGCATCAGAAAAGTAAAGAGCAGGGCCAACCGCATACCAGAGCCTTCTCATATAAAAAGCGACAATTTGAGCCGCCAGAATAGCCGTTTTCAGTTGCATGTTTATTCCATTCACCAACCCAAACTGAGGTTGAGGAATAGAGAAAGCCGAGACTACACCATTTTCAACTATAAAAAGATCAACACCGTTTGAACATACCGTCATATAATTGACAGGGGTATAACTCATCGGCAGATATGGAGCTTTTAACGTACCCAAAATCACAACCGAATAATCCGGCATAAGTTGCTTGAAATAATTCCCCTCCACAAAATAGCCTGAACCATTCGAATCGAAACTATGTGGAGTGCCAGAATAGACCAAATCTTTACCTTGACGAGTAACGGCAGAATAGGTGTCCGAAACATCAAAGTTACTTATCATTGCACATTCCGCAAGGCCATTCTCGATTTTAAGACGTGCTGCATCCTGTACGTTATTCGTACCGGCAAAACCAGCAATAGACACATCCAAGTTATGTTCTTTTGCCATTACCAGTCCCTATGATCAAAACCACCACGATGATGCCCTTCATCCCATCCTTCCGGTCTACAAATTATTTCTTTTGGCTGCATTGCTTTTAAATCTTCACTGATCTGATTTATGTCCTTTTCAAATTCATTGCGCCAACGGGCTTCCTTGATAGGATCGTAAGTTTCCGTATCCTCAGTCATGAATCCTTTACAATAAAGATATTTCAAGGCTCCATGAATAAGGAAAAGATCGTATTCCTTGATTTCAGGTTCATTGTCCGGCATTTTTGCGCTTAGATTGTTTAAGGGTAATCGGATAACCCCAATTTGGACAGTACCCGCATATTCAGGAACACGGTCAAAAGTAAGACTGCGATACTGAAAATCGGTTAGATACCGTTCTACTCGGCCTCGTCTACCTATCCAACCCCGGCCAAACCCCCATAGGTTCACACTTTCGCTTTCTAAACTCTCCGTGGTTGTACGCACCAAGTCATAGTTTTGGGGGTAAGTAGTTTGTGTTTGAGAACATCGAGGGAACAGAACGAACCGAACCCGTATCACTTTGGATGAAAGTTGGATGGTTTGAGGGAACAATCCGGTGATAGGGTCCGGTACAATGTTCAGGAAACAGATAGAGTTTGTCGTAGAGTCCTGAAGTAGCATACAACGCCGCGCAATCTCTCTCTCTGATTGGTTGAGAGCGCGGACAATGTTGCTATCTTTCCAGAGAGCATTCCTCTTATTATCGCCACTTTCGACTTCATCAACAAGGAAATCTTCTCTGATTTGCTCTATAAGTTCCTTTGTAGTGCTCATTTTTTAAGTGCCTGTATCTCCGGGGAGTCTTTCAACTCCGAAAAGGCGGCGTCACGTTCAGCACCGGTAACATCAAACCCGGCTGAAGCTGAAATGGCGGCGACCTGGGGCATACCCTGTTGTGTGAAATCTTCAGGCTTACCGGCAATAAGAATGGGAAGCAGAGCTTGCTTGATCTTTCCGAACCGTTCTTCAGCCGTCATATCAGGAGTGGAATTAGGAACGAGAGAGAGAACCGGCTTTTCAGGAGTCTCATCGTCACCAAGTCCCGCCTGAATACGGGAAAGCATTGTCTCGGTGATAGCACCTTTGCCAAGGGCTTCATTGACGAATATCTGAGGGATTTCACGGGGAGAGATCACTTCGCCCTTTGCGTTTCTTGCGCCAGCCGGAGCGATAACAATGGTATGACCACCTTCTATTGTGGCGCACCGTATCCAAGGCTGTCCGGGAAGAACGCAAAACTTATCCTTGCTCATTACCGACAGATCGAGGGTTTTACTTACAAATTCTTCAGACATTTTAATTTCCTCCTGATTTGTGTTTGATGTACTTCCTAAAACCGCCAAAGTTGCCCTTGACGGTTTTTAGAATCACATGAAACTGTTACGGCGCAATCGGGTCAGACAGGGTGTAATACTCATCGGCTGCACCCGGCCTGACGTAATCAACAGTCAGATAGCCAAAACCGGTTGTCGGAGTGCCGCCGCCCGAAGTCCAGACAATACCAACAGTTTGCATTGCGGTTGTCGTTACAGGAGCACCAGTAGGAACCAAGGCTGTGTAGCCAGTAGTGTGAACGCTGGTAGCGCCGAGATACCGGTTAGTTGTGGTTGCATCTCCCACGGCGATAGTGTCCGTTGCAGTGGAATTGAACGCAGTCAGGATGTTCAAGGCTCCCCCAGTGACAATGCAACCGGGAGGAATGTCAATCAGACCGAGAAATACGGCCGATCCAGCAGCAATAACATCCGCTATTGCAAACTCGATCATTTTCTTCCGGGAATACTGGATTCCCCCATCGTCTTTGTTGAAACTCATGATTTATACCTCCATACGAGTTATTTGTTGGTTGTTAATTACCGAGACTGAGCCATGCCGAGACTTCGCCGCTCGTCTTTGTCCACACCAATTCAAGCCACTGGCAAGCATCAGACCAGTTCATGTTTGTATTCGATGTGGTGGAAAGCGCGACACCCGCCGCAGTAGTCCAGTTGGCGGTTTGAGCGATAAAGGTACTATCATCAGGCGAACATTTAACGGCCACAGTCCCGGAAAGTGATGCCGCAGTATGACCTGAGACGGCTATACCAGTGACAGTCAGCGTCTTATGCCGATACAGGCCCACAAAGATAGGGGTTGAGGTCGTTGTGGTACTTACATTGCTGAATATCTGCGTCACAGCAGCCGGAGCACCATATCCACCCCACCCCGAATCGGCCTTGACTTGAGGCGGGATTGCAAGGAAACAACCTACCGCCACCGCGACAAGTGCGAGAAAAGCGATTTTATCAACATATTTCTTCATTATTTACCTCCATCAAAAAGGTGATAACCGGGAACTTTCACCCCCGGCCAGTTGGTTGTTAAATGAGGCCGGTCACGCCGAGGCTTCCACCGCCGATGGTGTAATGATCGAAAGCGATAACGGAGAAGTCCTGGTTACTGACATCCGTTGTCGAGAAGTACACCGGCTTTTTGAGGCCGAACATCTTCTTGGTGAAAACGGCAGGATGTTGGTTGTACTGGAACCGTTTCTCGACCCATTCCCACTCTCCCAAGTCAGCAAAACCGAGGGCTTGAGCGCCGAGAAGGAGAGAACGAGCACCATCAATGGTCCCGCCCGCCCCCCACTTGGAGCCAGATGCAGCGCCGGTAGTGGTGTAAACGAAATCGGTTTCATGGATAACCAGACCATCCACCTTGACGGATGCACCGGTAAACCACGGGTTTTCGTCGCCGCGCACACCGGCCTGGATGATAGCCCGTTGGAATTCCGGGTCCATCTTCAGCATTGCCAAGGCAAAAGGTGTGGTCATGAGAACGTACCATTCCCGGCCACCGGACATAAGCGGTTTCATCCTGTGAGTCCGGGCATAGGCGCGGAGATTGACGAGCGCCTGATAGCTGAAGGTCGAGGGATTCTGCGTGATCGAGGCAGTATTGCCAGGAACGAGTTGCAGACCAACCGGGTCCCACATAAGATGACGAAGGCTTGAAGGCGCGGTTACGTCCTGTGCGAAGGTGAAGTTCTGATAAGACGGATCGAGTTGGAAGTTCCCGCCCTTGTCGTAGTAGCCGCGCAGAGTGCCGTTCAGGTTGTAGGCGTATGAAATGCCGGAGAGGGTGAGCATGACAAGCTGATCTGTACGGTCAGCGCCGAAGTCGGTAAGGCCGATTTCGGCCTCAGTCCTGAAGTCGGCAACTTCATTTTGTGCAACCAGATCACCCTTATGCTTGACGCTATGAGCGAGGGCGTCAATGCGGATTTTCTGGTCGCTCTTTTCCATTTCTTCTTCGTTGCCTTCCAGATTGCCAGCCGAGGACATTACCATACCGTCGCGGGTCAGCCGGTTAACGAGTTGCATTAAGCACTCCGTACCGCCGCCGAGGGTCTTTTTCATATCCTTGATAAGCTCAATCGGAAAGCCTGATCCCACGCCAGCGAATTTCTGGAATATCCAGCTTTTCCGCTGCCATTCGTGGCGGGTCATTTTCTGCCAGACTTTGATGTTGTCGGGACTTAGGAACCCGAAATTTGTGTAACCCATTTTGTGTACCTCCGTGAGTAGTGTCGTTTCGTTTAGATTGTTGGTTTGCCTCTGTTTTTCGCCGGAGGTCGGCGGAAACGATCATTTCACGGATTAATCGGGTTAACCGGGATAAGTTTACCGCCATTCCAAGGCGAGAGCATCCTTTTAGATGGATGATTCCTGATATTGTTATGCGTGCCGTGTTTTAAAAAACTTGTATTCCGGGAGTGTCAGGAGAAATGCTTCCATGAAAGCTACATGATCTTCCAGCATTTCAAGACGAAGTAGGGGATGTGTTTCTTCATCCTCTTCAGTCACATCATCTTCAGGCGGTTGTGCATCAGCGACAGGCGGAGCCGGTAATTCTTCTTCAATCGGTTCATCTTTCACTTCAGGAGCATCAGCCGCCGATTGTTCAGCCGGAGCCGGTGCAGGAGTATCAGCCGCTTCATTAGAATTTACACCAGTTTCTTGAGTTTCATCAGACATGGTTTTTCTCCTCCATTATTGATTTTATGCCGCTCTTTGTTGATCTTTTTCGTCAAGAGTATTCCCTAAGAGCCGATCTTGAACATCTTTCGGGAGTTTTGCTATTTCGTCAGCCGTCATTTTATTGACATCCAGCTTGAACCCGCCCTCATCAGTACGGCCCTTGACAAAAGCCGGTTGATTTCTGGTAGCCGCAGCCGCTTTCTCTGCCGCTTCTTGAGCACGTTTTTCCCTGACTGCTTTCTGTATTTCGGTTTCACCATCAGGAACCTTTACCCCTATACGCGCAGCATGGAAAGGTGCAAGTTTGTCAATGGCTTTTTGAAGGGCTTCAGCAGGGGTGTATTTCCTTGACCCATCCGATTTAACGGCGTCGATAAGTTCATTCCGGTATTCCAGAACATCGTTGATTGCAGTTTCATCGAAGTTTTCCCCGTTTTTATTGAGGAAAGGATAGACTTCATAAGCAGCTTCAGCCACTTCGTTAAGTTCTGACTTCGTTGCGGCGTAAGCAGCATTTTCACCCTTTAGACCAGCAACAGCTTTACCGGCCTGAACATCAGATTCCATTTGCATCAGTTGCCGCTGTCCACGATTGTAATCCTTGACGGCTTGACGGTATTCATCAGAGTCAAAACCGTAATCGGTAAGGGCAGCTTGTTTTACAAGGTCAAGTTCGACAACCTTCTCTTCCATCAGGTCGAGAGGGTCCGGCTTGATTTCCGGTTTAATTTTACCCTTTTTAGCAAGTTCCAGTTGTTCCTTGAGAGTCTTGTTTTCAGCTTCAGCCGCCGCCGCTTTCTCTTCAGCAGCCTTTTTCTCGTTGTTGATCTCGTTGAAGCGACCTTTGGGGATAAACCCTTTCCCTTCAAGTTCCTTTTCTTCAGCCGCCAATTTTTCGGCAGCGATCCGGTCAACTTCGGCTTTATCAGCCGCTTCTTTCTCAGCCGCCAGCCGTTCAGCTTCCGCCTTTTCCGCAGCCGCCTTATCTTCCGGCGCGAGTTTAGCCAGTTCCGCCAGGAAATCAGGTGAGAAATCTTCCGGGATGACTATACCGCCATCGTCACCTTCAGGTGTAAATGTGTCGCCCTTCTCTTCAGGCGTGGGATTCCATTCTTTTGTTACTGCCATGACCGCCTCCTATATTATGAAAGTTACTTCTCTTTTTTTGCCTCATCAACATGATGGAGTATCCCGGCTGTCTCTTCCAATCGCTCTTTTGCAAGGATACCAATGGCCTCCATCATCTTTGTGTCTTTCTTGATTATATAAGCACGTGACAAACATTCCATAGCCGATTTCACATCCCATCGGTCAAACCCGTTGATCTTCTGTTCTTCCATCGGAACTTTCATAACGATATTAGCTCCTTTCATGGTGTCGCTCCTGTCTCAATTCCTTTATCAATCCCCGCCGTAGATGAAGGAGGTAATGGTGGGAAATTCGGATGCGTATTTTGTGCTTCAGGTGTAGTCGGGACCGCTGTCAAATCTCCGGGTTTGCTGATTACTTCAGGAATTTGAGCATCCTTGAATCCACAAGATAACAGCAATTCATCAGCAATAGGTGCAGCCGTAGGCACTTGAGATAAAATTTGTGCTGCACTTACACTTCCGAAAATTGATTCTATGTAAGATTGTATTGCCTTTGCGTCAGTTGCATTTGCTTCCGACATCATCTTTTTAACTTTTGCTTTAATTAATTCCATATTCGCTTGAGCAGCGCCACCATCATCTTTCGGCTTACCCATCCGGTCAGCGAGATCATGTTTATTGTCGATATTGGAACGGCGCACCATTTCATCATCCGGTATGCCAACACCAAGCTCTTTCAAGGATTTCAGTTCGTTAAACTGGCTTTCCAGCCATGTCCGAGCAGTCGGTTTGGTTGTCACAACAACGTCATACTCACCAACGGTAATATCGTTCAGGATAGAACCGTCAGCCTGTACCTCATTGATAGTGAATTGTTCTTGTTTCTCCTTACCGTATTCGTCTATATCCGTTATAGTAAAGAGCCTTTCAGCACTCATGAAGTCTTGAGCAAGCTCGATGATCTTCCGGCCTACAAAACTACGGGTTGATTCAAGGTTATCCAACGGGTCAGCGAGAATTAACTTTGATTGAAACATTGCGCTTTGGGTTGAATCTCCGGGAACATGAGAACGCAACATGCTATCAGCATCCTGAATTCCTGTTGTGTCTTTAATTCCCTGTTTACCTATCTCTACAAGATATTTAAGCCCTTCAGGAAACTGGTTAGGAGTGATCTTCTGAGGTTCACCTATTGACTTATCGTATCCCATAACTAGGCCGCTCTTTGCCCCCTGGTTACGAAGTTCCTCTACAGTCATGCCCTTGAGAGTGCTTTTTTCTCCCTCATAAGGTATTTTCCATCCTGAATTTGCCGTGGTATTCATGATATGGATACCATTTGAAAGTGACTTATTGCGAAGCTCTTGAGGAGATATTGCATTATCAACCATCCCCAAAGTTGCCCCATAATCGAAAATATAGAAATATGGAACTATTGTTAAAGAACGATATGGCGACCATGTATCATGCAACATGCAATACCGGGTAGAAACGCGCCAGTAAACCCTTTTGGTATTCACTTTTGCGAGAATATACCCCATTTCTTGAGCTTTTTTCTCTGCCTCTTGTTGCTTAACATGCTCAGGGACTACCTGGAAGTCTTGATTCTTAGGATTGACATAGCATAAAGCCACATTCCACCGATAATATTGACGCTCAAGGACGCGAAGCCTCTTTTCGCCAGCTTCGGCCCGTTCATACATCATCCTAACGCCGCCGATACCAAAACCGTAACGAGTATCAAGCCAGTTCCTTTGATGAAACTCATCATTCATTGGATTATCGGAATACCAGCCATGTGTTAATTCGGCACGATGACGGGCCTCTGCACCATACATGCCTTCTATTTGATCGAGAGACAACCACGCCCAGTTGGTTACTTCGTTCCATTCGTTAGGATCGTATGATTCTGTGAATAAATCAGGTAGGACGGTAATGGGGTTTCGATTCTGGATTAGAATATCCCCTTGCAAATTCTCGTCAAACTTCATCCGAATATCGAAATATCCGCGCTGTTTGATAAGACCATCTTTCCAAAGAGTTTTTTCCTTCCGATGATACCCATTGTCGATTTGAACATGCAAAGCCAGTTGAGAAAGAATCTTTGCAACCGCCTCAGATGAAGCGCCCTTACGAGGTTTGAAAGTTATATCGGCGCGAGTAAATATTTGTTCACCTGTTGCAGTCTGAACAGCAGGAAGGATATGATTCTCTTCATGGCAACGACGGAAAAGGACTTTTTCAAAGTAGTCACGATCCGTATCCGTCCATTGTTGACCAGCACCGTAAAAATACCGGAAGTTGCGGTTAGCACGATCAACGTAGTCAATATGGCTGTTCTGAAGATAGAACACAAATCTTTGCCACTCGTCATCACAAGCCTGTACCTCATCTACAGGTGAAATATAATCCCCACGGTCATCAGTTTTGATTGTTGAACCTTCTTCTGCCATAAATTCCTTAAAACGCGAAAAGCCTGATTCAATTCCGATACATTGGAACTAAACCAGGCTTCTCAGTACCGCTTTCCAGCGGGTGAAAAGGTACTGATTAGATGATATTTATTTGGGCAAACTCTCCAAATTGGTTAATAGCTGCTTCATTGTAAGCCTTAGCAGCATCAACTTCTGACTTGAAAGCCCCTAACGGTAATTTAACGCACCCAGGACAGCCGGAAACTGTCTTTTCTCTCCGTCGAGATAGGGTGCTTTAACGATAACTATTTATTATTTCAACACTCCCTATGGTTTGATCTGGAGTAATCTCAATAATAAGACGCCCCTGCTTATTTGGCATAAGATTAATCTCTTTTAGGAGTTTTGCAAGCTTTTTTTTCCATTCAGGGTCAAGATCGTTATTTTTCATATGGCCGAATACCAAAATCCACAAGTATCGCACTTAAACAGCCTGAAGGCGTCAACTTCATAATCAGTAGGCATTTGATGCTGGAACGGATGTTTATTGTGCCAGCATGTCCCGGTTCGGTATGGCCTATCGCAAAATTCCCTAACTGTGACCATCAAATCTGCCATGCGATATTTCTACCCTTCATCTGCGAATTTGTCAACTATTTTGCCTGTGATGTTCATCTTGCCGGGAAAAACTATATACCCGTCATTGACATAACCGCAGATGGAACAGTGGAGGCCCGTTTCCCGAGCCACTAATGGATGACTATCTTTAGGGCAGAGATAAGGCTTTAGAAATTCAGTGTCAACGTGGAGAGCCTTAAATTGATGTTCATGAATTTTAGTTATTTGTTTACCGGTTAAAGGCGGTTTCATAATGCAATCCCTCTTTGTTTTATGGGTTTGTGTTTTTTGGCGCACTTGGATAGCAAACAGAGCATGTCGGTTTACAACAGGGATTCTCAGGTGAAAAATCCTTGAAGAAATGTTCAGTATCAAGTTGCTTTTGCTCAGTGTAGACAGGTTCTTTGCCAGTTTCAACTGCGCTGTCAAAAATGACTGCACCGAAGTTTACATCATCATGCCGATGTTCCATTGCTATCCCACAGCCGCAGAAATTATTAACCGCTTTGTTCACAAATTCCTTTGTGACTGTTGTTCCAGCAGGGACTTTGCAAATAGGTATAAAAACATCCAGTGATTCGCCCGGACGCCGTTCATCATCAGCCATAGGTTGTGGTTTGGGTTTCTCTGCCAGTGGAACATCAGTAGGCATCCGCACCCCTTTACCGATGCACTCAAGGGCAAATTCAAGGGCTTTGGCGTAAGCATACATGCTTTTAAGTGCATAGTTCATAAGTGTAGGTTCATCCGATGGATTTATTAAAATTGCTTCTATTGTTACATCCATAATATTCCCTGCATGACTTTTGTGTTCCATTTTACTCTCCTTTTATCCGCACATTGAGCTAGGGCCACCGCCCCGCATGTTTAAAAGCCGTTGTATCTCATCGTCAGGAGGAGGTTGTTGGCGTCTAGGCGTATTCACTGAAGCGTAAAGTATTGATTCCCCTAAGTCCGGTGATCTCCCAATCCTCTTGATAATATCCTCTTTTGCCTCAACCAGAATCCCTTTGCCGTCAAATTTGGTAGTTAATCCCCACTTTGCCGCGCACAATTCAGCCCTTACTTCATTCCCAGGAGGTAAAGCAACTTCGCTTCCGTAGGCCGGATCAAGCGCCTCTCTGAATTTCCAATATATCTCTGCCCGTTTATTGTAAAACCGGAGAATCCCGGAACGATCCGTACCACCACCTGAAGCCGTACCATTAATAGCTATGACGTAAATATCGTTGTTGTTTAAGTGGTCATAGGCGCTTGTCCCGCAGTTCACAATGTCGATATGAACAGGAGCAGCATCTTTCAGATTCAGGAATACAAGACCCGCAGCCGCATTGCCATCAGTGACGAATGATCCGGGATAGACAATAGGAACTCCATACCATGAACCATAACGAGGGCAGAGACAAGTCCTGTCTTTACCTCCCCTGGAAACGTCAACTCCCATACTGTCCATACGCTTCCCGCGATTGCCGTCAGGACGCCACCGATCTTGAGCGGCTTTCACCCATAAAGTTGGAAGGACTTGCCAAGGATCGTCACCTTTACCAGCAGTAAAATCACCTTTCAACATTTGAGAACGGAGCGGTTCAGGAAGTGCCTGGAGTGCCTGTTTATAACCGGTTTCCATAAGAAAAGGATTATCTTCCACACTCGACCTGATAAATGTTCTTGATGTAGGAACGATATATTCCCCACCTTCAGGACATTTCCGGTTATGGCATGGTTTATTGAAAGGACATTTCAGGTCATGAGGGCATTTATAATAAAACGGCCTACCATGTGGACGTTCATAATCTTTACCGTCCAACATGGCAAAGTATCTAAGTTCACCTTCTCTAGCCGGGTTTGGATGATCTTCATTCAACCACGGACCCCAATATTCAAGAACCCATTGACCTTGAGCATCCGTAGGAGGGTTTCCGCAAGCGACAACCCGGCATCGTTCACCTTTCCTTGTGGAACGAAGCCAGCCGCAGAGATAACGAAATTGAGATTCAGCAAAGTGTGTTATTTCATCGAAGCCTTTTAATGAATGAGCATGGCCTTGATGTTTGGCCTCATCTCCAATAGCATTACAGGCTCCAAATTCTATGAATCGGCCATCAGGACGCCGCCATGTAACAGGGTAACTCCTGTTCAGCCCTTCTTTATTGCCGACAATGGCAATCATTCTGTCAACTATATCTTCAAGTTCTGTCCCTACACGACGCATAATCAAAGAACGAAAATGAGAAGTTATTGAAAGGCCACAAAGTAAATCTGTTTTTCCACCACCGGCAGAGTTGCCCGTCACAAAAATAAATCCGTTATGCCTAGCCAGCCAGAATCCTGTCGGGACTTTGAAACAATACATCAAATCACCTGGAATACGACCTATGGAAATAGCGTCTCCACGCAATGTAACTGTAGATTTAACGCTTCCTTCATGGCTGATATGAACTTTGTAAAGTATAGAATGTTCGATCTTTTTTACTGGATATGTGCTTATAGTTGCCACTCTACTACAGGCATGTGCTGCATATTGAATAAAATCTGCATCAGTTTTTAATGTGGTATTAAAGCAAATATCACCGCCTTTTGTGCCTGATATGTTGCCATCCCAATAAGATATTTCGTCAAGAATAACAGATAATTGGTGTTGGTTAGCATCCCACCATCCATCATCAAAGTGTTTGATTGTTATAGTTGATTCAAACCCATATCTCACTTCACTAGGTCGTTTCGGATTGATATATTCATGCCATTTTATTCCAAGTGAAGTTAACAATTCAACTAAACGAATCTTTTTTCTATCTTTACGTAAAGTGACCCTACAATACGATCCGGGTTTATTTTTTCGTATAGTTAAATTACCATCAGCATAAATTGCAACTGCCAAACGGATTAATTTATCTGATAGCCATAATCCTGGAGTGGTAGGAATAAAATTTACAGGGACTTTGTAGCGTGATGGATTAGCTTCAATTTCACTTGCGCGTTTAACAATAAACTTATCACGATAGTCATACAATGGCATTCTATGATCTGGACTTAATACCATTGATAACCTTTTATGTCTAAATTGAACAAAATATAAGCAAGGTACAGATATATAGTTATCAGGATAGACTAAAATAATTTTGTTTGTTTTTTCATCCCATTGTGCAACTAAATCTGTTTTGTTGTAATCTGAAATTTTTTTCCATCCTGAAGTAGTAAGAAATTCTGTTTCTGCTGATACACAACCACCATAGAACAAAATATCAGCTTCACTATGGTAAGCCAGTGTTTGAGGCCCAGGAAGAGGATTCCAACATGATGCTGACATCTTTCCCATGAGAGCCATAATCTTCTGTGTCTCTTCAGGGTTTGCAACTTCAAGTATTTTTCTTAACTGGAAAGGATCAAATTCCATTAAATTTCCTCAACATCAAGCCCTAAAACTGACTTCATGAAATGAATCTTGATTCGGTACGCTCGATTTTTTCTAGTAGCTTTTGATTTCACATCTTCGATTATCACTTCCCCCGGATATGGATTGTCTTTTTTACAGTACACGAAGTCCGCCACATACCGCAAGGCTGGTTTTTTTCTTCCGTGAAGGTAGACGGCAGGAGCAAGTTCAAAAGTCTTCTGCAAAGTCAAATCTGATATTTTACCCCCTGATTCAAGTAACTTTAAATCTTGATACCGACGAGCTTCTTTCGATGAATCAAAAATAATTCCATCAACCTCCACTTTCTTATTACCATACTTCTGACGTTTTTGCACAGGTTCTTGCACAACAGAAACTTTCTTGATTTCTTTTTTTGCCGCTTTAAGAGCACACCCAACCGGGCAACTCCGACAAGTAGCATGGAGCGGGTCATAAACCCGCCCCAAGTCGCAGATTTTTGAATCGTGGAGACGCATGTTATTTCTCAAGCCATTTCAGGTATTT